TCGAGGTCGTCCTCTTTGTCTTTCACTGGCTCGGACATCTTGTCTGCATCAGGTCGATCTGACGGTTCGTCTTTGTCGAACTGTTCAACAACTTCGTCCGGGAGTTGAGAGCGATGGATCATTTCATGCGTGACGATAGTGAGAAGGTTTCCCTCTCCGTCCCGCTCAACCACATAACGATCCATCCTGAACAGGCGTGCCTGCTCGTCGCCCAGGTAAAGCAGTGCATTGCCTGAGACGATCAACTGACGCATGGATTCGTAAAGTGCAGGACGGCTACGGAAGGATTCAATCTCCTTCAGCACCCGCATCTCGGTTACCGAGAGGGCTTCCTCAAACTGTGCCCGCTGTTCGGGATCCAGTTCGGAATCCACCGTCTCCGTCAGAGAGAGACGGAACCACTTCTGGTTCGGACTCATGAGCGAGAGGAGCAACTTGTTTGCCAAGTTGTTGACACCTCTTGCCCCTACCGACTGGTATCGACGCTTGAGTTCTGTTGAACCATTGCGTCCTTCTTCTGTCATCAGGCTGGGGATTGTGTATTCCGCACATTCCCGAGCCCGCCGAAGGTATGGTTCGCGTTTCTGCTTCAGGGCCTCATAGAGATCCTTCGCAGGTGTCTGTTCGTTTTCGATTACTGGTTACCCGTTCCGCCCAGCCCAGTAGCCCCGAGGAACTGTGGCAGGGTAAGGTCTTGTCGAAGGTCAGAGGTGCCTTTGGCTTTCCGCTTCCTGTTCTGTCCTGTGTCTGGGGACAACTGATCGAGGTCAGGTAGAGTCGGAGCCGGAGGCCGAGGAGGAGGAGTTACGGTTGCGGGTACGCGAGGTCTTCCTAAGCACATCTGTTTTGATTCCTAGTCCGAAGGTTATATCAACCCCCCGGTTGGCTTCACGGTGAAGTGCTTCCATGATCTTCATGCGGCCTTTAAGTTCACACAACTCCTCGGTTGTGAGAGTCGTGAACTTGGCGAGCAGGGGCTTGATGTGTTTCGTTTCAATGTCATTTACAACATCGAGGGGTATTCGGGGATTGTTAGACTCCATATGTACCCACCAATGTTGGTATCCTGTCAGGATCAACTGGGTGGAACTTCCCCGTCTCTGGGACGGCCTCAAACACCGGACATCCAAAGACATGGGAGAGGATATGAGCCTCCAGCCGGGCTCCTCGGGACTCCTCCCACCCTGGAAGAGCGATGCCCCACCGGGCCTTGCTGAGGTGTGGGAGATCCCGCCTGATGTAATCCTCCCAAGCGATGTGACCCTTGCTGTGGCCTCCCGGCCCAGGGACACGGATGGTCGGCTGGGGGGTCGCTGGATCAATCTCATCAAGTTCACTTGGGTTGATGACATCGATACCTTCGCTCCTCAGCCGTTCGGCCATGTCATTGAAGGCCTTGCGGTTGTTGTCTTTGTATCCCGTCATGGGGCCGAGGATATAGCCTGTGCTGTCTGTGAGATTCATACGCATTCCTCCAGTACCTGATCGATAAGGTGCTTCACATCTCCACAGGAGTAGAGAATGGGAATCGGGTGGCTGCCTCTCTTGTAGGTCAGTTCCGTAGGACGCTCCCACTTAGTGTCGTCGTCTAGTCCTCGGTAGACAGACTTCGTCATTTGAACAGCCATGGTCTCTGACTCATGGGTGTACATGGGGTCGGCCAAGTTCAGACGCTCAGACCCGTCCACGAAGTAGACATCTCCTCCGCGATCGATGACCCACTGAAGTTCGTTGAGGTAACGCATGTCATCGATGATCAGGACATCGCACGACTTCTGACTGACATACGAGTCAAACAGGTTTACCCACCAGTCAGTGTTAACCGCCCGCATGGTGGCCCCAATGGTCTGAGCCAGATAGCGGTACTGCTCGGGGTGGTTCTCTTTGTGGACTCCCATGCTCTTCAGGGAGTTCTTCAGGGGTGCTGCGAAGGACACAATCTCTGCCCACTTGTCCCCTCGGTTGGGGTCGTTCAGATACTCGGCAAGGGCCTTTGCCGCTGTGGTCTTCCCTGCACGGGCGAGACCTGCGAAGGCGATGATCTTGGGATTCTTCACGGTGTCCATAGGATCGGCTCCTTGTTTTCAAAGTCGTATTCGTTCCACTGAAGGATGCGGGCAAGTCTCGCTTGCAGCAGTGCATCCTCGTATGTCAGTCCCTTAGCGATAAAGGCTTCCTCGACCGTCTCCCACACAGGAGCCTCATCGAGCATCTTCTCAGCCCGCTTGGGGCCGATGCCTGGGCAGCCTTTGTAGTTATCAGTTGAGTCACCCATCAGCGTCTGCATCAGGTGCCAACGGTTGCCCTCTTCCTCAGTCACATAGAACACGCCGTCATCGAGACGGGTGTGGTTGAGGTGGTGGCCCGGTATCTGAAGCATGTCCTTGTCGGATGTGCAGATGATCCGAGTACCCTCAGCATCTGGGTCGGTGCCCATGATCCCGAGGAGATCGTCTGCCTCAAGACCGGGCCGCCAAGCCGTGTCCCAGTTGTCGTGGACATGGTCAGTCAGAGCCCCAAGCAACTCAGGCTTGCGGAGCCCCTTGCGGTGTCCTTTGTACTCTGGATACAGGTCGTGTCGCCAGTAGTGACGGCTGGTACAGGACAGGCAGAGAATGACATGATCAGCCTCGGCCCTCTCCTTGCATGTGGCGACCCGCTTGTTGAAGTTGTCGAGGCAAGCATCGAAGTCTGTGATCGTGGTGGTTACCTCTCCACCCCAGTTGATATGTGTCTCGCCTTTGACAGCGGACTCGAAGATGAGGATGTCCCCATCGAGCAGTACGGTTCTCATTTACGCTTCCTTCTCAGTGCCCGGTAGAACCGAGACACTCGTAGATGTTCCCAGTGCGAGCCGTCATTCCTGATACGGTTTGCCCGCATGGAGATGACGATCGTGTTCTCTTTGGTGTACCCCTTCTCCGCAACGATGCGGTCGAGGGACGGTGATGCGTCGGAAGCCTGCCCGAACTGCTGAACGAGTTCAATGCCAAGCACTGGGCACTGGGCAGGGATCACGATGTCTTCTTTCTTCAGGGTGAAGGGAACGCCCAGTCTCATGGCTCGTTTCCGTGCGTCCTGAATCATCCGTGCTTCTGGGTTTCGGTAACGCCAGAGAGCGTGACGGGAGGGCTGACTCAATGTGTGCCCGCCCAGTTCTCTGCGATCTCGTACTCGCCTGTGATCGGACAGCGGAAGTTGAAGTGTTCCCCCGCCTTGACGAGCGAATCAACGAACGCCTGTCCCACCTTGTCTGCGATGTCGGGCCGAGCCTCAGCCTGGATTTCGTCGTGAATGTGACCGACGAGGTAGCAGTCCCAGTCTCGGGTTGCGTCAGCCCAGAGGACTGTGGCCTTCTTCATAAGCACCGCACCCGCTGATTGCAGCAGAGTGTTGAGTGCTGAGTGAGGGGAGCGGATGGGAAGCACCCGACCATCGAGCCCTCGTAGGTATCCATGACGCTTCACAGCGGTCTGAACACCTTCAACGAGTTCCTTGAATCCGGGGATCGCGTTCAGGAAGCGAGCCCGCATTGCCTTACCGTCTTTGGCTGTGCCTCCAACAATCGATCCCAACTTGGCATCGCCTGCACCGTAGATCAGGGCATAGATGAATGTCTTCGCTTGATCGCGTGTCTCTAGTCCCGCTGCGATTTGGTTCGCTGTGTGGATGTCTTCTTCGAGGATCTTGCGTGCATATTCCCCACCGTCATGACGACCAAGGAAGTGAGCAAGGCAACGAAGTTCAAGGCCAGAAGCATCACTACCAACAAGCAGATACCCAGGAGTGGCTCTAAAAAGTTCACGACATTCCTTTCCGTATGCTGCTCGAACAGCAGGAACCTGAGCGAGGTTGGGGCGGCTGTGTGTACAGCGTCCCGTGACCGCTCCGTTGGTGTTCACATAACCATGAAGCCGTCCCTTAGAGGTGACCAACTTCAGCCAAGCGTTCTTGCCCTGCGACAACATGCCCAGCCTCTTCTGGATTGTGAGGGCCTCAGAGATCAACTGTGCTTCAGGTATGTCGATCTCAGCGAGGATGGTTTCATTCACCTTCACCCGCCCAGTCTCCGTCCGCTCCTTCGGCTTCCATCCCTTCTCCACCAGCCGCTCTGCGATCTGATCCCGAGAGTTGATGTTGAAGGGGAGGTACTTTACCTTGGTCTTGAGTTGGATCTCAGCGGGCGGGAAGGTGGTCTGGAGTTCTTCCTTGATCTCCGCATAGCGGATGGACAGTTTGGCCTCCAACGCCTCAGCCTTCTCCACATCGAAGCAGAAGCCTCTTCGGTTCTGTGCGAGGATCGCACGGAGGAAGTCATGCTCCAACTCGATGCACTCGGGACTGGGGTTCTGTGCTTCGATCGCACGCATCAAGGCCTTGGTGACCTCGACATCCTGCTCGCAGTATTCCTGCATCTCAGGTGTCCACTCAGCCCAGTCAGTCTCTTTGCCGAACATACCCTTGAGGATGCCCAGGCGGTGCCCCCACGCTTCGAGGGAGTGCGAGCCGATGAGACGGGGAGGGAAGCCCTTCCGCTCATAGTCGCTTTCCGCGATGTTCGGCCAGACCACTCGGGCACAGGTCAGCGTGTCTGTGATCTTCACATCCTCGTCAGGCTTGAACCCTTCGAGTTTCTTCAGGACAGGGAGATCGAAGTCAATGATGTTGTGACCGATCAACTCATTGGCGAACCCCAGTTGTAGGATCCCTTTGTTGAGTTCAGTCGGCCCAACAGACCAAGTCTGATCTGAGTCCATGTCGCCTGCAACAATGCAGTGTGTCTTTGTGGCTTCGTCGAGGAGATTATCTGTCTCCACATCGAACGCCAGTCTCAACCGTACAGCCTCGCTGGTAGGTTCTCAAGCCACCCCTGTATTTCACCATACTGCTCTGCGGTCAGGTCGAGTTGTTCCATGATCTTTACACGCCCTGCCCCAAACACCAGCAAGTAGTAAAAGAGACGAGCCCGCTCATGGCTCGCTATGTGCGGGCATTGCTTGAGGATGGCGAATAGGTCGATACCCTTTGCCTCAATAATCATTGTTCTTCTCCAAGTTGGGGAACATGCTCTTTGGTACGATCTCTTTGACCTCACCTGTGACTCTGTCCCATTGAATGGTTCCAGCCTGTCCTGTCTTCCCTCGACGCTCACGACACTTCAGGACACGGGGAGTCATGATGTTCTCCGCAGCCCCCTGCTGATCGCGTTCGATAGAGATGATCTTGTTGCTGTACTGTTTGAGAGCGGGCCACTTGATGTCACCCATAGCGACCTTGGCACCCTCATCAAAGTTCTTGTCATTGCTCTTGAGATGCGTTGGAAGGAGAAGCCGGATGTCCAACTGCCCCACCAACGAACGAAGTCGGTTCATGTACCGTGTCATCACATCGTTGCTGCTGTCTTCCAGCCCCTCCACCGCTGCGAGGAGGTGATCGAGAATGATCGTCCCACAGCCTCGGGCAAGTGCGAGGTACTTGATGCGTGACTCAAGGACAGAGAAGTCCATGCAGCCGAGATGATTCACAAGCCACCAGCGGTTACTGCTGAAGGTGTCCTCGAACGCCTGCTTGTACTCCTCCTCAGACATGCCGGTTAGATCGTTCAGTCCGACATGCTCGCTGATCAGTGCATCGAGGGTGTCCTGGGCAGGCTCCTCTAAAGCGATGATCCCTATCGTCTCGTTGTGGTGATCATGCCAGTAGGTGGCAAGGTTGCGACAGAGCGTTGACTTACCAATGCCCGGTGACGCAGGAAGCAGGATGATCTCGCCCCGCTTGAACCCTCGCGTCATCTCGTTCAGTGTGGGCCACGGTATTGGGAGTGACTCTGAGTCATCGTCTTCCGTGAGGATTTCCCAAAAGTCTGAGTATCCAATCACACCGTCTGGCCGATATTCCTTTGCGTCCCAGAAGCATCGGATCAGTGTGGAGCCGCCATGCTTGACGAGTACATCACTCGCGTCCTTCTCGGGGAGATGAGCGATCTTGACCTTGCCCGGAGTCAGGATGTCAGCAACAGCCTGTGCTGCTTCCTGTCCAGGCTCATCCATGTCAAACATCAGCACCACGGTCTTGAACGACTCGACGAACTCGATGTTTCTCTTGATCGCGGTTACCGCAGCAGAAGCCCCCGAAGGAACAGAGACAACAGGCCACTTTCCGTCTTGTGCTTCAGCGAGGGAGAGTGCGTCGATCTCTCCTTCAGTGATGACGAGTTGTCGCCTGTCCTCGCCAGTGGCCCATAGATGCTGTCCAAAGAGTTGGACATCGTCGAAGGCCCCTCGGGTCTTGAAGTCTTTTCCTGGGCCTCTGAGTTTCTGTGCAAT